AAGGAACATGAGGGCTTGGCTGATGATCTTCGCTCCATACATCATCTGCATCATACAGTTATCTATATTAGTTCGAGCGAGTTCTTCATGGATATCCCCTGAAATCATGTCACCAAGCATAGGGATAACTAACTCATCCACATCGCAGATATTGCGTCTGTACTCCGCTAGGGTGAGGACTTGGTTAGACCACCCCCACATGCGTCTACTAAACAATTCGATATCGTACTCATTTAGTCCGACTGTCTGTTCTTTCTTTACGTTGTCCCCTACATGGGTGTCCGTAAGGGGAGCGACCATAACTTGGGTTGCTTTCCCTCGTTTCTTAGCCCCCGGCTTCCTAGTCGGGTACTGTTTGGTGGGTTTGAGGGGAGTTACATATCTTTTAATCGTATCCAAAAGGATTTCAGATCGAGTCGAATCTTTTACTACTCGCTCATAGAGTTTCTTATAGTAGACTGATTCAGCTTTATAGGTAGCTACTCTTTTGTCTAGACGTATACGATCTTTTATGAAATCCTCCCCTTCTTCGGGGGAAATCTCATCTGCCATGTTAGCAGCAGCTTCGTCTAAAAGGATGTCGAGATCAACTACTTCTCTATCGTACCATCGCTGTATTGTTGACCTGTGGAGTTCCACACCGTATTCGTTAGCTAACCAACGGGCTAGTCCTGTCCACGTTTGTCCTGCTCGCCTCTTATGTATTAACTCTTGCTTCGCAATGTCTGGAATCATAAATACCCCCCAACTATTCCTATCTTATATCTACTACTAGTCTACTTCTACAGGTATATCCATGTCAATAGCTTTTATCAGGTCTAACACTGTGCCTCCAGAATTTATAGTGTTGGCAATGTTTTCCATTTTCACCATGTTAGAAGTGTATCCTTGTTGTCCTTTAAGGGCTTTGAATCTACCCCCTGCCCCCCAAGGATTACGTACAGGGCCAGAACGACTTTTACCTGTCGGAGGATCGTCTACATAATTTTCTGGGACACCACCAACTCCCGGTCTGCGTCTAGTGGGGTCTAATTTCTTAGCAACAAGGGCATCTTCTACTAACCACGTAGCGAACTCTTTTACAGACACTGATTTCTTAGTTTGATTTACCTTCTCCCCCCTAAGGAATCTATCTAACTTAGTGACTCCGGAAGTTCTGTACTTGTCCTTCTTATCAGATTTCTTCTTTTTCTTAGATGGATGCATCCCTAAACGTCGTTTACTGTTACCACCATAGGTTGAGGTGAATACTCCGGGGTCAGAAGCTACAGCAACAGTTCCCCCACCGGCTAATCCACCTGCTCCACCTGCTCCACCGCCCTCCTTCATCATAGCAATTTCCCCAGTATCTTCGGGGGTTTTAGGTACTACTTCGTCGTCTTTCAACTTAGACTCTAAAACATCAGCCATACCCGCTCTGGCAGAAGCAAGCCTACTTTGTTCTCTAGTTGATGCCATAGCTCTGCTTGTTTCGGCTAGTGCATCTCTATCTTTTTGTGCTAGATCACGGGTATCAGGTTCAACATCTCTTTCTACTGAACCTAAATCAGGACTCCGTTTCTGTTTCTCTATAAAGTCCTGTAAATTATTTAGACTACTCATCGTTCATGATATCCTCAATTACTGGATCAGTCTTAGTTATTTCGGTTGTCGGAGTTTCTGGGGGTTTAGAAAAAGTAGCTTTCTCCACTCTAGCTAATCTACCATTATGTAAATGTGCGACAAAGTTATCGTTGTTATGGGAGAACCACAACATAGAACCATCGTCTGACAACTGTTTAACTAGGGGGGCTGGGTAGCCTTCCTCACTAAGGTCTTGCATCCATGACTTTGTAGAAAACAAATCATAGAAATCTTTCTTCTTATCCTCAAGTTTATTTGTCTCGTTTTGGACAGCTACCATACTATTGTCCGGAGTAATCCCACCGAATATACCCTTATGCTTTCGTTTATGCCTAGGGATAGTTAGTTTTAGCTGCTGTTGGAGTAGAGAGGATAGTTCTGGAGCCATCCCCTCTTCACCGCCCGCATCGTCCTGCTCGCCTTGCTGCTCCATCATAGCTTGCTGTTGTTCCATCTGCTCCATCTGCTGTTTAGCTTGCTCAACTCCTAATTCCATCTGCTCCGCTTGGGCTTCTATAATTTTAGCTTCGCCAGAGACCACAAATCTAGCTTCTTCTACATCCACATTTGGGTCTTTCAAACTAACTGTATAGCCTAATTGAGCTAGTTGAGCAGCTAATTGTGTACGCTGCAACGCAAAACTTATAAGAGTAGCTTCTGCTTTCTCTTCTGGGTTAGGTAATTCAACCTTCCAGTCTTTTACATTGAATGCTCGTAGTATGTGGGGGAAAACTTTTTCATGGAATATCCGCTGGTCGCCTTCCACCACCCGACTCATAACAACGAGTTGCTGCGTTTGAGTAGACAGCCCACCGAACGCCTCTGGAGCACCCTGCCATGCAGGAGTTACACCCCACATAGCTGCTACCCGTTCTCTAATCTCCTGACGTACAGGCAAGTAATCCATCTCCTGAAGAGTGTGGAATAAGCGTACCATATCGACTCTACCTCTTTGGTTACGGCTGGATACCGCCACCATAGGTATAAAGTTTGGGTCTGCTTTTACATTAGCTACTAGGTTAGCTCGCTCACGACGGAGACTTTCTGGGTCATCCGTATGTACCATTAACATAGAAGAAGGCATCTTCCTCTCAAAGAAATATCTATACAGATTTTTATCCATACCAATAAGAGTTAATGCCTTCTCAAAGATAGTAAGTATGGGTGACCACCCGTAGGTCTCCGATGGAGAAAATTTAGATATATGAATAATTTCATCATCAAAGAGGTAAATGTTAGTTTCCCTGTGTCGGTACCTGTACATAACAGGCTTCCTCTTATGCCCCTTATCACACTTACCGTCTTTTTCAGCCACATCATTTCTATCTATGGGGCATACCCAGTGAGAGTTTTTAGGAAGCCCTTTATTGTCTAAGTCAAATTCTATAAGGGCTGGATTTAATCTACGTATCTCTCTAACTTTAGATTGTAGAGATGTATTTTTACCATCTACAAAGTAGTCTTTCACTAAGTAAATAAAAGCGTCATCTGTAGAGTTCAGGTCGAAGTGAGCTTGTCTTAGTACTTGTTCTAAACTCTGATCGAAAACATTACAATCATCTATGTATTTACGTAGTCGTTCTACTTCACCGTGGTCAGGATTTTCTTTATCCGGTACTAATTTAATTCCCCGACGAAAAACTTCATTGGTAATATGGTGGAGGGGTGCTCTGATTTCTTCCACCTGCATTGCTATAGTCTGGATATCCTGAATAAGCTGTTTCCGATACGCCATCTGGTTGCGTATCCAACCATTCACTACAGTCTCAATTCCTAGGGTAGGCGTTCTTCCTGTTTCAGACCCCCCAACATCGTTGTAGGTGCCTCCCTTCATTAGGTTAAGCCAATCTAGAGTGGTGTTAATTTGCCCTAACCCTTTTACCATCTCTGGCACTTCGGGTAGATAGTCGCCTAATTTCATATATTAATCCTTGAGTATTTCATCCATATCAGCCATAGCAGCTAGTTTTAGTACAGCCCCTAATGCTTGTTGTTTCAATTCAAATGACTCACTTCGTTCAGCCTTCTTTGTCAACGTCTGTTTTTCAGTTTGAAGATTTACTATCTGGTCTTGTAGGGCATGAATTTCAGTAGACAGGTCGGCAACCAGAGCCTCTTCCTCATTACTCGCACCTGAGGGTGCTGAAGCGTTCTCCAAAACCCCTAACCTAGACGCTTCTTTCATCAGGGCTAAAAAAGCTCCCTCACTCATAAGTGTTACTGCTGGACTAGAATCAGGCACATCCTCATCCGGTTCTAGAACCTTTAAATCATCGTGCCAAGTATCCAACACACGCCAAGTTCCAGCCGAATCTTGGTTAGCTGCGTACTGTTCTCCACGCTCCCGTAACATATTACCTATAGCCATACTACACTCCTTAACTTTATTCTCATTCCTATTCTTATTATACTACTAATCTAGTGTTTTACGCAATGTGGCACTTTGACCACCCACATGACTTACAGGTTACACAACCACCTTCTTCAACATGATATGGGGTAGGGCAGCATTCCCCACCCGAAACTGTGGTTGGCTCTTGTATAAAGTCCATAAAATCTAACTGTAACTGATTGTCTTCAGTGGTAGCTTGGGAAGCTTTCACTAGAACTTCTTTCTCTCTACTACCTGAACGATAAACTGTAATCCCTTTACAACCTTCTTCCCACGCAAGTAGATACGCTGTGTATACATCTTCAATACTTGCGTCATTAGAAAAATTAATAGTTTTAGATATCCCAGAATCGCAATACTTTTGGAAAGCAGCTTGCATTAATACATGTGCTTCTGGTGTGATATCCCCCGCTACAGTGTAAACTTCTTTTACCCACTGAGGGACATCATCTCTAGTTTGTATAGACCCACCATCAGAGATGTAATCCAGCAAGTCTTTTGAATAGAACTTAAAGTCCTTTGCATCCCTCTCAAAATATTTATTGGTATAGTAGAGAGTTTCCCCCTCTAGTATATTCATCTTCTTCCATGCTAACGCAAACGTAGGCTCCACCCCGCTAGACGTATCTGCTAACATAGAAATAGTGCCTGTTGGAGCAACTGTAAGCCTACACGCATTCCTCAGTTTCCTATCGGAACTTGCGTACTCACTACTACCCCACGCTGGGAAAACCCCTCGTGCTTTAGCTAGCCGCATGGATTCGTTATCAGCAATATCTCGAATGAAACCCATTGTATAGTTACCTACGAATCTGCCTAGTTCTGTGGCGTAACCGATACGTAACTGAATTAATAAATCCGCAAACCCCATGATACCTAAACCTATTTTTCTAGTGGCTTTAGTCATATCCTCAATTTCCGGAGTAGCATAATAGTTAGCATCAATTACATTATCTAAAAATCTGATAGCTAACCGGGTGGTTTTATCTAACTTGAACCAGTCCACATTACTTTTCCAGTCTATCGGAGACTCCCCTGACGTAGCCGTATCGGTAGATATAAAGAAGTTGGCTAGGTTGATAGACCCTAGATTACACGACTCATTTCCTAGTAGGGGTTGTTCTCCACAAGGGTTAGTAGCAATCATCTTTCCGTATTCCGCCACCACTTTGTTATCTTTGTTTATTGTATCTAAGAATACCATTCCGGGTTCACCGTTCTGCCACCCTCCGTGAACCATTCTATTAAATACTTCCCTAGCGTCAAGTTCTCCCACTATCTCGTTTGATCGAGGGTTTACTAGAGAATACGAAGTCCCTGCTTTTACTGCTCGCATAAAATCATCAGTGACCCCAACAGAGATGTTGAAGTTGTGTATTTCACCTTCGACCTGTTTACAGTCGATAAATTCAAGAATATCAGGGTGGTGAACGTCCATCACTGCCATGTTCGCACCGTCTCGCTTACCACCCTGAGTAATCATTGATGATACCCGTGAAAGGGTTTTCAACACTTCTATAGGCCCACAAGATACTCCATGTGTAGTCTTTATACGGTCTCCCTTTGGTCGGAGTTTGGATAATGCAAAGCCAGTCCCCCCACCAAATTTCTGAACCATAGCTGCGTCATGTGCTGCTTTCATAATACCTTCCATACTGTCCTCCAGAGGAAGTACGAAACAAGCAGATAGAGTACCTTGTTCTGTCCCAGCATTCATAAGTGTTGGGGAGTTAGGTATGAAATCTAATGAGGCCATTATACTATGAAAATCATTGGCTGAAAGATTAGCCTCTACCTCAAGTTTTCCATACTTTGTTTCGACAGCACTGACCGCAGTAGCCACCCGTCTAAACATACTATCTGCATCTTCGATTGGTACATTCTCATCATTTTTTAAATAGTATCGTTTTTTTGCTACGAGTTCTGCTTGTTCTGCTAGCGTGACCATACACTACCCCCTAATCATTATTTCCGGAATCCACAATATAGACAAAGACCCCGCTCAGGTATCCATACATTAGGGCCGCAATTTGCATCCTCACAGTCAGGATTCAGCGGTCTAGGGGCAGGATCGGTGCCGGGTGTAGTATCATTATACCCTAAAAGCTTCTTCTGCACTGCTTGTGCGGGGGTCTTTTCAGCCTCATTAACAGCAGTTTCTAAATCCTCCAAAAGTTCTTGCATATTACCCACAGTTTGGACTTGATATCGGGAAGATTCAAAACATGCTTGGAGAGCCATAGCTATAGAAAAGAAAGCATCCCCATGCCCCATAGGAGTCTCAGGAGCCTTGAGTTCATTGTTTACAGATAGTATTTGAGAAGTCTGTCTTTCATCCGCTAATAATTTAGTGTTTCCTTCGTGGACATATGTTTCGAATATCTGCGCCATGGTCATTTTACTCTTTGCAGTGAAGTGCATCCCCCACCATTTCGTATTCAATCCTCTATCTTCTAATTCCCCTCTAGTATTGTCTATATATCCTTTAGTAAGATTGAAATTCTCAGCAACCTCATTTAGAAAAGCTATCTGTGCCGTATAATCCCAACCGTCTAACCATGTCTGATGTATCTGCTCTATCCTGTCGCCGCTTTTTCTAAAGATTACAAGGTGTGATGGGTGCCTCTTTTTGCCAACATCGAAACCAGCATAGATACGATCCCCCTCAGGGAACTCATGCTTATGATTAGCTGGGTAATTCCTAAGAGTATAATCTAATACTTTAGCAATATCCTCCTCAGAAAAGTAAGATTCTTGACTCAGAAATGGTTTTAACAGAAACTCTGACGCAAAAGATTTGGGTTTAGCTTTCTGCTGTTGCAGTAACCAATCTTCATCATACAGTTCTGGCATCAATACCCTTCTCCCCGGTACTGGGTCAAAGGAAGGGAGCTTCCTGTGCTTGAATCGAGTATCTGTTTCAAGCTTTGCTAAAATATCTCCGGGTAGCATGGGAGTACCCATCACTACAACTGGCACCCCTTTATTAGGTATGAACATAGATTCAGTCAAGAAGTGGTCTTCAATCTTATTTATCTGCGATAAGTTCAGTGGGTTCTCAGGGTCTTTTTGTATGTCATCTGCTATCAAGGCTCCGTTAACATGCATACCTCTTTTGAAAGAAAACAGTCCACCGTGTTCTATCTCTAGGGAGCTTCCGTTAGCATGTCTGTACCTAAATGTGTAATCTGCTTTAGAAGCCTCGTTTCGTATCCACTTTGATATTTTAGGATTACGAGACACTTCTTTATTTATCTCACTCATATGGTACTTAGCCATGGTATCACTATAAGACAGATATAAAATTCTTGTATCTGTTTTTGCTCTCAATAACAACCATATAGCAAAGGCGTGTCCTAAAATTGTACTTTTGAAGTGGGCACGAGGTAATATCGCTACATAGTTAAGTCCATCAGTAACTGTAGCTTCTAGTTCCTCACATAAGAACTGTACGTGCCAAGCTTTGAACAATTCTGGGCGTTCAAAACTTAAACTCCAGATATCACGAACGAATTCCCAGAATGTCCCTATAGCAACTTTATCACTATTTCTTATTCCTGTAGAGAGGAGACCGAAGGCTTCTCTAAGAGTTACTACTTCGGTCGGCATTTTGCTCCTCTGTAGACACTAATATTTTTAGTTTATTTGCAATTTTAGATAATAAATCCCCATCATCAACCTCATCAACTAATACCCTCATAACCTCTTGAACAAATTGTAGGTTGATTAGCCCCTCTAGAACTCGCCGCTCACCCTGTATGCCGACATCAGCAGCTTTGACCGCATCTAACGCTCTGGTAAAGTTTAGGTTACCTAGTTCATTATAAGCTTTCTCTCTAATCTCAGTATAAATTTTGAGTTGTTCATCCTGTATTTGGAACGCTTTATTCGCTTCACTCTTAACTATTTTGTTATCTGTTTGCGTAGCAACCTGTGTTCTTTTATCGTCCCAGTCATACTTCCTAGCCCACGCATAGATAGTCGGGGGGCGTACACTTATACTATAGTTAGTAGATAGGTGCTCGGCTATTTCCCTAGCACTCATACTATTGGCTACATATAATTCCATACCTTTTAGACGTACTGCAACTGGTATATTTTTAGGCATTATATTTTTTATTCCCCATA